TCCCTATCTAGTGACCACTGCCATTAGGCACTGCTAGTGGCGACTGCAAGTAATGCATGCACTTGGTGTGCCATCGTGTAAGTGATTGAATTCATTGGAACCGAGGGTGCTTTTAGGTGTCTAACTTATGTACATAAAGTGAGCTGTGGCGCCTCGGAGCCGTGTATACATATATGTATATATGCATTTTTCGAGGGGTGTAAAACTTTTGTACACATGTAAAAAATTTAGACACCGCACCCTAGGCTGTATAGGTCCTCGGTATAGGCATAAGGTATTGACTTAATTAATTATTAGGCATAAGTACGCCAAGGAAAAACAAGGGGGGGTACCCCCAAGATTCGCGGGAGGGGTGCGTAGTCCTTGGGTAGCTTGCCAACTGAGCCAAATTTTTAGAAAACCTTTGACACACGGAGTCATGGAACCCCCCACTCCCACTACACCCATAAATCCCACCACACCCCCCACTAAATAAACCTTGACAAACCCCTGGAAACAAACCAAAGTACTGGAACCGAGCATCCTCAACTTGCAAGGTACGGCGTTTATATCACCTGAAAGGGCTGGTAGAAAACGCCATTTTTATTTGGTATACTGGAAGATATATGTCTGAAATAGCTCCGAAGAATCCTGTGGCGGAACGCCAAACCTTTCATATTCTGGAAGATGGCGAGTTACGTGAGGTGAACATGTTCACTGGGGAAGTCGTGGCCCGTGAGGGTTGGACTCCCGAAAAGAAAAAGCATCTTTGGAAATTCTCGCAAGCAATGGCGGATGTTATTTGCACGAGGTTACTGGAGGGGGAGGCTTTGACTAAAATTTGCGCGGCTCCGGGGTTCCCTAGTTATGGCGTGGTATCGGAATGGCGGAGGCGATATCCTGATTTCTCGGATCAGGTAGAGCAGGCGATATCGGATAGATCCGAGGTTTACCACGATCAGATTATGCGTATCGTAGAGGATTTAAATAAAACTGGTGAGAAGGATTTTGTACAGGCTTCGCGGGTCCAGATAGAGGCTTTGAAGTGGGCGGCGGAAGTTGGCAACAGGGCTAGGTTCGGAAAGAAAGATACTATTGGCGGAAATGTCGCTGTACAATTAATTATTAATACTGGCATAGATCGTAGTGAAGGATTGTTAATTGGTCCCGCGGTTGCAACAAGTGGAGAAGATACTGTAGTGTTGGAACAGGGGGGCTCTCTTGCAACGCAAAGTAAAGACGATTGATACTGGGTATGAACCCCGACCTTTTCAGAGGTCTTTGCACAGGTCTTTGAAGCGATTTAATGTTTTGGTATGTCATCGACGCTTTGGGAAGACGGTTTTTACTATTAATGAATGCTTGGATAAGGCGCTTCGGAATGAGTTGAAGAATCCGCAGTATGCTTATATTGCTCCTACGTATGGGCAAGCTAAGCGTGTGGCTTGGGATTATTTTAAAGAATACACTCGTAATATTCCTGGAGTCACTGTGAACGAGGCGGAGTTGAGGATTGATATACCGCGCCCGGATCGGCGGGACCGCGTGAGATTTATGCTCTTGGGTGCGGAGAATCCTAATACATTACGAGGATTGTACTTGGATGGAGTTATTCTAGATGAATTTGCGGAGATGGATCCTACAGCTTGGTCACAGGTTGTTCGTCCGGCGCTCTCAGATCGTCTAGGTTGGGCGATCTTCATTGGTACACCTAAGGGGCAGAATCACTTTTTCGACATTTTTGAGAAGAGCCACGGGGCCGAGGATTGGTTTAGAGCTATCTACCCCGTGAGCGAAACTATGATTGTTCCTGCGAGCGAGCTTCGAGCGGCTCGATTAACGATGAGTCCTGAGGAGTACGATCAAGAGTACGAGTGTAGTTTTACCGCCGCAATGGTGGGAGCGTATTACGCCAAAACACTGGAAGAGTTAGATAGAAAGAGCAGAATTACTAAGGTTGAATGGGAAAAGCATATCCCCGTTTGCACTTATTGGGATCTTGGGATCAGTGATAAGACTTGTATTTGGTTCGGTCAGGTCGTTGGAAGAGAGATTCACTGGATAGATTATTTGGAAGATGCAGGAAAAGGGCTAGACTTTTACGCTAAAGAAATAAAAGATAGGCCGTATGTTTATGGTTTTCATTTTCTTCCACATGATGGAGCCGCTAGAGAGCTGGGAACTGGAAAGACACGACAGGAATTATTAGAAGATCTTTTGGGGAGAAGAAATGTTGAGATTTGCCCGCTGCATAGACCTGAGGATGGAATAAACGCGGTGCGCATGGTGTTGGATAGATCTTATTTTGACAGAGAAAAGTGTAATGTAGGGCTCAAGGCTTTGAAGAATTATCAGCGGAAGTGGGATTCTAAGAATGGAATGTTCCTCTCTAAGCCGTTACACAATTGGGCTTCTCATGCTTCGGATGCTTTTAGAACAGGGGCTATGAGTATTAATGATTCTCATGGTATCGTGGAGTCGGTGCCTTCTTTAAAGCAAGGTGCGCTTCCAAGGACCTGTGATAATGAGTATGACATTTTTGATTAGGAGGATTTTGTATGGGCGGAGAATCTAGTTCACCATCTGATAATAGTGAGACAAGACGTAACCAGCGTATGCTTAAGGATATTGAATACGCCGGAAATAAAATAAATGAGCTAGGCGGGAAGCTAGATACAGAAGCTCGCCAAGAGATTTTGGCTTTGACTACTAAAGGAATTAAAAAAGAAGCAGGATTCCTGGGTGCAGGGAAGCCCACAGAGAGTTTTGATACAACAGAATTTATCAAGAAGTCTATTGAGAACTCTTTAAACAGAAAAGGTTCCGTGGGATCAGCCTATGGTAGAAGATTGGATTATAGATCTTTGTTAACAGCTAAGAAAGAAGCCCCTGGAATCACGGAACAAACTGGAACAGCGAACAGACAGCGATCTTTAATCACTCGCGGAGCAGGCAGATAATGAAAAAATTAACTCCTAAACAAATAAAGAGTAAACTTAATTCTTTAATTTCAGAACGAGCAACACTAGAATATCACTGGCAGGACATCGCCGATTATATTATCCCCGATAGAAATAATATTACAGTTAGAAGAGCCGCAGGGGATAAAAGAAACTTACAAATATTAGACAATACTGGAGTGCAATCAAACGAGTTATTGGCCGGAGCACTACACGGAATTCTAACTTCTCCGAACCTGCAATGGTTTGAGTTAACAACTGGCAATCGTGAGTTAGATACACGTCCTCAGGTCAGACAATGGCTACAGGCTACTTCTAAAAAGATGTTGGATGTAATGAACAACTCCAACTTTCAGACGGAGATTCATCCTTTCTATCTAGACTTAACTGCGTTTGGAACCGCGGGTATGGGCGTTTACGAAGACGATGAAAGCATTGTTAGATTTCAAACTAATCATATTCGAGATTTCTATATTGGCGAAAGTAATAAAGGAATCGTGGACGAGTACTTTCAAACTTGGGAATGGGATTCTAAACAAATCATTCAAGAGTTTGGCGAAGATGGGATGCACCCCGATGTACTTAAAGCATACAGAAAAGGCGACGAGCGTAAATTTAAAATAATCCTATGTATCTACGAGCGCACGAAAATGCCTAAGTCTTTTGTCAAGGGAATGCGTTATGCATCTCAATGGATTTTAGATGAGCATGAATTCGAACTTAGAGAGAGTGGATACCGTACATTCCCTCACCTAGTCCCCCGCTGGAGTAAAGCCGCGGGAGAGAAGTATGGCAGAGGCCCCGGAATGAATGCACTTCCGGAAGTTAAAACATTAAATAAAATGACCGAGACGATGCTTCGGGGAGCACAGAAGGCTGTGGATCCCCCGTTACAGGCACCTGATGACGGGTATGTTCTTCCTTTGGTGACTAAACCCGGCGGAATAAATTATTATAGATCTGGAAGAAAAGATCGAATCGAGCCTATCTTTGCGGATACACGTATTGATTTCGGATTCCAGGCGCTACAGGATCGTAGGCAGCGTGTTCGTGAAGCTTTCTATGTAGATCAATTACAATTGAATCAAGGTCCTCAGATGACTGCTACAGAAGTGTTACAGCGCACAGAAGAGAAGATGCGTTTACTAGGGCCTCTTCTTGGAAGAATGCAGTCGGAGTTTTTAAAGACTTTGATTGATAGAGTGTACGAGATTATGGATCGTTCTGGAGAAATAGATCTTCCTCCGGAAGCGTTACAAGGAACAACACTTACTGTGCAATACTCTTCGTTAATTGCTAGATCTCAGAAGACTTCTGAGGGGCAAGCTATCATGCGAACTATGGAGGCTATCTCTATATTTGGGCAATTCGATCCTACCGTTTATGATAATTTCAGTGCAGACAATGCCGTTAAATCTATAGCGGACATGTTTGGATTCCCTCAGATTATTTTAAGAACAGAAGATGAATTAGCTCAATTCAGGGATCAAAGAGCTAAACAACAGAAAGAAGAGCAGGAGAAAGCAGACCTAGCAGGACTCGCGGAGTCAGCCGGCAAAGCAGCCCCCGCTTTTAAATAATTAATTAAGGAGTTTTGAATGGGCCAATCAAAAACAAACACGGTCGCGCATAAGCGCGCGACTATTATTCAGGATTACAAAAGAGTGTTCGGCTCTGTATCTGGTAAAAGAGTTTTAAAGGATCTCATGCAGATTCATAATTTTTACTCTAGTTCTTTCTCTCAAGACTCCGATACCCTAACAGCTTTCAACGAGGGTAAGCGCGACGTTATACTTAGGATTTTACATCACATAAAAGTAGATGTTGATGATTTAATGAAAATGATAGAGGAGATGGAAGACGATGACCGAACCTAATACAACGATACTAAATACGCCCCCACCTGCGGTAGAGCCCCCAGCGGTTACACCACCACCTGTGGTAGCCCCTCCCGCGGTTACACCACCCACAAATAGTTTAGCGTTGCCTCAGAATTGGCAGTCACAACTTTCAGAAGATCTACGGGATGAGCCATCTTTGAAAATGTATAGCGACATAGCTTCTATGGCTAAGTCTTTGGTGCATTCACAGAAAGCAATTGGAGCTAACAAAATTGTAAAGCCTTCCGAGCACGCAACAGAAGAGGATTGGAAAAACTTCTTTCACGAAGTTGGACTTCCTAAAGACGTTAATGATTACGAAGTTAAATTCGAAGATGCTACCGGTACAATTAAGCCCGAGTTCGTCGGTAAATTTAAAGAGCAAGCTTTTAAAAACGGAGTTATGCCTAAGCAAGCACAAGCGTTACTTGATTGGTTCGTAGGAACTAACACAGAACAAGCAAATAATTTGGTACAACAAGGCAAGCTAGCTCAAGAGCAAACTATATCCGAGTTGAAAAAAACTTGGGGCGAGGCTTACGATAAAAATCTTACAGCCGCTAGCATGGTACTGAAAGAATTTAGTAAAGATGACGAGTTCGAAAAGTTCTTAGATGAATCAGGATTTGGAGATAACCCGCATGTTATTAAGTTCATGTCTAAGTTAGGGAACCAAATGTTTGAAGATCGCTTACAAGTTCCTGGCGCAAGGGGTGCCGGAGCCTTGACTCCTGCCGAAGCAGAAATGAAAATTAATACTATTATGGGAGACACTAAGCATCCCTACTGGGATAAGAGTCACCCTAATCATGTTTTGGCTATCGAAGAGATGGCTAAATTACACAGTGCGGCACTTCCTGAAAGTAAAGAATAAAAAGAATAGGGGGCTTGTGACCCCCCTCTTTGTGTGTAATTCTTTAAGGTAGAGGGCAATCTGTCGAAGATCCTCCGCTGATATTGTTTAAATCGGGTAGCGTGTAAGCGTCCGATAAAGTTTAAATAGTATCGCCAAAAGCGTAGGTGAACGAAAGTCCCGTAAAAGAATCCTCTTCTCGAGGGCAATTCTTGAGGCGATGTAAGTTCCACAAGAAACAAAACAAAGAGGAGGATTAGCAATGTCTAATCAGATAACAGAAGCATTCGTTAAACAATTTTCCAATAACGTATTCCACTTGAGCCAACAAAAAGGATCGCGTTTGCGTTCTATGGTTCGTTCGGAAGCACAAAAAGCAGAGAGCGCATTCTATGAGCGTATCGGAGCCGCGGTAGCACAACTTAAAGTTGGCCGTCACTCAGACACTCCACAGATTGATTCTCTACACAGCCGTAGACGTGTAACTATGTCAGACTACGAATGGGCTGACTTGATTGATCGTCAAGATCGCATCCGTATGTTGATTGATCCTCCAGGTCCTTACACACAATCCGCTATGTGGGCACTTGGTCGCGCCGCTGACGATATTATCATCGCCGCCGCTGACGGAATCGCGTACAGTGGATCAGATGGTTCTACTTCTGTAGCACTACCAAACTCACAAAAAATTACAGCGGTAGCTTCTGGCGCGGGTTCAAACCTTAACGTCGAAACTCTTCGCGCAACAAAAGAAATTTTCGATGCTAACGACATTGATGAGTCTATCAAACGCTATATCGCAGTTACATCTTCACAAGTTCGCGCTCTTTTGGCACAAACTGAAGTTACTAGCTCTGATTTTGCAAGCGTTAAAGCACTTGTTGAAGGCAAGATCGACACTTTCATGGGCTTCACATTCGTAAGAACTGAGCGCCTTTTGACTGTACCTAGCTCACTAGCTTTCAGTGTAACTACTGGAGCTGTAGGTTCTGGCGGCGGCGACGCTTCTGGATACCGAAGAGTTCTTGCTTGGGCAGAAGATGGATTGATCTACGCTAACGGCATCGAAATGAATGCTAAAATCAGTGAGCGAGCAGACAAGAGCTATGCTACACAAGTTTATGCTTGCATGAGCATGGGCGCTACTCGTCTTGAAGAAGAAAAAGTAGTTTCCATCCTTTGTAACGAAGGCTAAGAAAGAGAAGAAGGAGCATAAAAGATGGCTACTAAATACGGAACACAATACCAAGGGGCTTATGTAAATGAGCCTAAATCACAAATCCCTACCGGAGATCTTAATGGCCGAGTTCGTCACATGTTTTTCGATCACACCCTTAGCGGTGCATTGGCAACTTCTGACGTGCTTAAACTAGGTAAAATTCCTAAAGGCGCACGTGTTATTCAAGCGGAACTTTTCGTAGAAGACATGGCGGACACAGGAATCGTTAACCTTGGTTGGGCTGTTGGAGCTACCGCTGTAGAAGCCGCTGACGTTGACGGGTTCATTCCCGCTCTAGACGCAGGTGACGGTAATGCTTTTGGAAGAATGGGTGTAACTTCTGCTGGATTCTGCAAAGAGTTCGCCGAAGAAGTTGATCTTCAAATCATTGCCACCGAAATTAGCGTTTCAACTGCAACTACACTTAAAGGCTTCATTGCCTACGTTATTGATTAATTAACCAGAAGGGCGGTTCTCATGGCTACGGACGCTGTTGAAATTTGCAACTCGGCTCTAGTTAAAATTGGAGCCGCCCGTATCACTTCTCTTTCGGACAGTACGAAAGAGGCAAAACTTTGTAATCAGATATTTGTTTCTATTAGAGATGAGGTTCTTCGTGCTCACCCTTGGAATTTTGCTAAGAAGCGAGCCACACTTAGCGTTGACGCAACTGCCCCTAATTGGGGATATTCTTATCGTTTTGCTCTTCCTGTGGATTGTCTTCGAATACTGAAAACACAGTATCCTACAGACGATTGGGTTCAGGAAGCCGGCTTCATTCTCACTAATGATTATTCTTCTGAATTAAAAATTCAGTATGTTTACAAGGTAACAGACACAGCTTTATTCGAACCTAACTTTGATGAGGCGTTAGCCTCTAGAATGGCTTCTGAGCTTGCGTATGCAATATCTCAAAGCTCTGAGTTAAAAAATACTATGTTCGCTGAGTACGAGCGTAAGCTTGCAGACACAAGATCATTCAACGGGCAATCCTCTGGAAATCCTCCGGAGATTGTGTATGCTGATGATTGGTTAAATTCGAGGTTTTAAATAGTGGCTAAATTCAAGACAATAACTAACCACTTCTTAAACGGGGAAGTAAGCCCTAGATCGTATGCTAGAAGTGATCTTCAAGATTATTCTGAAAGTAATGTTAAACAATTAAATATGATAACTGCACCTATGGGTGGAGCTTTTAAACGATCCGGAAGCTTATACCGAATAGGGGACTCTGCCTTACTAGCGAGTGCTATAGGTAAACTTTCCGGCCTGGTAAAATGTATTCCTTTTAAGTTTAATAACGCCGATAAATATTTAATTATTTTTAATGGAGTTAGCGTACCTGTTTCTATCGCCACATCTCCCGCAACTGATTATGGAGTACAAGTGTATTACTTGTCCTCCTCTGGGCTAGTAGCTTGCTCTGTGGCTGAAACAAGTTTTGGATCAGTACCTTCAACGATGGCGAAACTAGTTAGATTCCGCGGATTTTGTGATCTTACAATCGGCGGAAACATCGACATGGATTTAATTCAGTACGCACAACGAGGGGAAGTTGTAGTCTTCACGCACCCGGGGCACCCTCCCTTTATTATTCAGAGAACCGGAACCACTACTTTTAAAATCATTCCTTTCTGGGCTTCACACAGGCTCAGTAGAAAAACGAGTGGTACGCTATCAGGCAACGACGTAGCTAATAACTGGCCGCAGGGTCCTACTAACACATCAAACGTAACTATGAATCCTGAGGCTGCAACTGGCACAGGGGTAACTATTTCAGTTTCTACAAATAATTATCATGGAATAGGAGACACAGGAACTATTATAAGAGTGGGAGGAGGTTACGGAGTAGTAACTAATACAACTTCTACTACACTAACTGTAGATATTATAGATGCAATGACTACTGGCGCTACTACGGATTGGTCACTTTCTGCGTGGAAGAGCGGCGTCACGGGAGCACTTAGTAATACGTACTCCGATTGGCCCCGAGCTGTAGCTTTTTTTAATAACCGCTTAGCCTTCTTTGGATCAAACGCCTTCCCGTTAGACGTGTGGGCGTCACAAGTAGATAACATTGGCGATTTTAGACCTCCCACTTCACCGGGGAATTCATCTTCATTTAATATTACGATAGCCGGAACTAACAGCGGCTCTGCAATTAACTGGGCACTAGCCGAAGATGGCGTAGTAGTTGGTACAGAATCAGAAGAGATTTTATGTAACTTTGATGAGCCTTACACAGCCGGCGGAGCGTACTCTAAATTACAGACTGCTTATGGGTCGGAGCCTTCACAAGCTCGCCGCGTAGCTAACGCCAGTATGTTTATACAAAGAGGCGGGCTTGCGGTTAGAGAATTATCTTTTAACTTCGAAGATGATAATTACAGGGCGCAAGATATTTCTTTATTAGCGGATCACTTTTATAGAAAACCAGTAGCTAATTTACACACCGATATACTTGCAAACTATTCAGAATACTTCGGGCAAGGATCCAAATTTTCACAGCTTGCAACAGCAACTACTCCGGTCCCTTTAGTGTGGGTTCGTACTAAGATGGGAACACTATCAGCTATAACTAGGGACCGCTTAAGTCAGGCACTTGCTTGGCACGAGCACGAGCTAGGTGGATCACTCACTGTAGCGGGGCGGACTAGAGCCCCCGAAGTACTTTCGATATGTGTACTTCCAAGTATCACAGGTGATTGGGATGAGTTGTGGATGAGTGTTAGGCGCACAATTAACGGAGCTAGTGTTATTTATATAGAGCAAATTATGGGAGAATTTATTCAGAATGAACTTTATAACGATTCAGATAATTTATTAGACAAAGCTATGATGCTCGATTGCGCGCAGTTTAAAAAGAATGTTAGCGCGGGAACATCTTTCACAGGGTTCGATCATCTCGATGGAGAAGAAGTATCTGTAATTGCAGATGGCGCTTATGTTGGAGAATTCACGGTATCCGCGGGAACAATAACTTTGACCGATTCGGCCACTGAGATCATTGCAGGGTATAAGTTCACTGGGATTGTAGCCCCTATAAGTCCTGATGCGGGATCAGTAATAGGCTCCGCTTTCGGAACCATTAAGCGCGTGGATGAATTAACTCTTAGACTTCTACGTTCCTATGGAACGATAAAGGTAGGCCCATCTTTAACTGACTTGATTAACGTAGAAAGTCTAGGAGACTCACTATATACGGGGGACAAAATAGTTAAGTTCGACGGAACCTATGAAGGATTCCCAGCTATTTATATAGTACACGAGGATCCTTACCCGTTTAGTATTTCTGGGGTTGCTATGCGGGGATTGAGTTATGATTCTTAAACTTACGATGACGACTCCTAGTGATGTGGAAATAATTAAGATTCGAGAAGACGGGGCTTACTCCGACCAAAATGAGAAAAGCTTTATTGCTAGTTTACTAAACGCGCCTAAAACATACTGTTACACTATAAGTGACACTTACGGACCTATCGCTATTATGATGGGCTTAACTGTCAAAACAGGTGTTATTGAAATATGTGGATTGGTAGCGGAAGATGTTAAGAAGTACCCTAGAGAATTTATACGTATATGTAGAAATTTAATTAGGGTGGCTACTGACGTTTTAAGAATTCACAGGATACAGTGTACTTGTAGAAGTGATTTTCCGGTGGCTGCTAAATTTATAGAATTCTTTGGATTCGAAAGAGAGGGTGTTTTGAGAAAAGCATGTGCAGATAAAAAAGACCTCTTTATCTATGGGAGATGTCCATAATGGGAGCTGAAGTACTTTTAGTAGCTGGAACAGCGGTACAAGTATACGGAGCCCTTCGAGCTAACAAAGCTGAGGCCGCCGCAGAAAAACGTAATGCCGCTTGGTATAACTATCAGGCTGAGCAGATTCAAGAATCTACTACTAGAGAATTATTTATTTTCGATGCTGAGGTAGCTACATACAAAGGGGAACAAAGAAATGCGTTCGCTACCTCTGGAATCTCGGGCGTAGCTCCTTTAATGGCTATTGTAGACACGGAAGCAAAGGCTGCACGTGAGAAGCGCGGGATCGAAGAAAACGCTAAGCTGAGGCTTGCTGAGGCTAGGTTTGGCGTACAGAATTCAAATGCAAATGCGCAGTACTTAAATAGCTTCCAAGCAAATGCGTTGCCTGTAGCCGGCACAATATTAAATAATGCGAGTGCGTACATGGCACGTCACCCTGGAGGGAAAACGTAATGCCTAAAGTAGGGTTGTACCAAGAGAGAAATAGAATTGAATCTCGCGCGCCTTCCGCATTAGAAAATCCAAGAGCTGCTAGAAGACAAGGTGAGGATATTTCTAACTTCGGGGATCAAGTCGTGCGTACTGGCGCGAACTTAGAAACTTTCTTCAAAGCTAGAAAAGAAGCCAAAGACAGAATCACGTTAGATGGTATTAGATTACAGGCAGTGGAACAGGCGCAGAACCTAGACAGAACTGCAAGAACACAGCACGCTGATAACCCTGATGGCATGGTAGACTTTTACGATACTCAGTTTCAAAAGAATACCGATACTCTTTATAAAGATTTAGAACCTGGCGCGGCTGCACAAGCGCAAAATATTGTTCAGCAAGTACGATTGCAAACTAGAGATGGATTAAATAATTATGCTTTGAAAAGATCTGTTGAAGTTATTCAAGAGGACAGTGAAGCACTTGTTAACCAAACGACTTCTTTAGTTTATCAGAATCCTAAAATGTTCGATGAACAAAGATTAGAACTACTTACTGGTTTGGAAACTCTACGCAAAGCTGGAGTGTATGACGAAGTAGCCTACCGTCAACAAGTTAAAGGCATTGAGCAAAAACTGGTAATGGCTACCGTATCCGGCCTTTCATCTCAGAAAAAATTTAATGAAGCTCGAGAGGAAGTTAAAAGGCTTGGGGCTTACATTGGTGCGGAATCTTCGCAGAAACTAGATATGATGGTGGCACAGCAACAGCTTACCCATAATCAGCAACAACTACAGTTAGAGGCTCAAGAAGAAAGAAAAGCAGAAAAAAGAATTGAGTTGATGGGTAAATCTAACGGTCAGCAATTACTACAAAGTGTTATCGAAGCTAAGTCTCCCGAGGATCGTGAGCAAGTTTTGGAAATGGTTGCCCAAATGGAAGCACGGGGCCAGCCTGTAGATAAATACTTTAAAGGCGCAATCAACACGTTAGTCACGCGTACACAAAGTATAGACGATAATGAATTTACGTTGGATATTATGACGGATATGACTAGCTCCGGAGTTAAGATGAGCGTCGTCCGTAAAAAATTGTTACAGGGAATATCTGACGGAAAAATATCAGACTCTAGCGCAGTAAAACTATTAAGAAGTATAAATCAAAAAGCTCAAGTAAAAAAAGCAGCGGATCCTTTAGATGAGAAATTATTTAATGCGAAGTTAGATAAGTATTACAACAAAACAGGAGTCACTTATAACATGAACGCGAGACTTATATTAGCTCCTCGAGTTCAATTACAGGAAGCTTCTTATAAAATTCATAAAGAAAGGGGGATCCCTCTTTCACAAGCGATTGACATAGCTTACGTAAATAGTGCTTCAAGTAACTTAAGTATCATCCCTTATGCTCCTTTTGTAGATCCAGCGTTACAGGACAAAGATACTAACATTGGAGCAGCAACTAAACTTCTAGATGAGAGATTTAATAAAAAACAAATAACGGAATCAGAGTACTTAAATTCTTTGGAATTACTTGATGCCCGTAAAAAAGCAATCATACAAGATAAGGAATTAAAGGAAATTAGAAAAGGAGCTAAAAATGCCGAAGGTCAGTGACACAGGAATGGGAGGGGCACCCGTAGTTCCCGAGACAGTAGTTCCTAATATACCTCAAGAGCCACAAAGTTTAGCTCCGGAATCCACGGAGCCTTTTAGACTTCCAGCCCAAGAGAGCCCGACTATGCGTGCGGCTGCGGTATCAATGGTGCAAAGTGAAGAAACTGCACAACAAAAAAGAATTAAAGAATTAAGGGGATCTCTGTTAACTCCTGAGCCAGAAGCGGCTCCCGCGCCGGCTAAAGAATCTGGCTTCTTTGACTTTGTTTTAAATCGTAGTGAATTAACTGACCAAGAAAAGGGTGAGGCTAGAGAAAGATTTAAAGGAACTAAAGACACACTTATCCAAATGGGTGGGGGTGTACTAGACGTAGTTAACGAAGCCGGTAACGCCGTAATGGATTTTACTAATTTCTTGGAGAAACACGCACGGGATTTACAGCCCGGAGATGAAGGGGATATTCCGGATAATACTAATCGTAAATGGTTGTACGATTATCTTCCGGAAAATGTTCCGGTAACAGATTCGGAAAAAACTGCACGTATCGGCGCTAAAATGCTAGCGACGTTTTTACCTTCTGTAGCTGTGGCGTCTACGATATCTAAAGGTGGCGCTATCGGGACACTTGTAACTGGCTCCGCAATTGATGCGGTAGTAGACTTCGCTTTGTTCGATCCTAAAGAAGAACGTCTAGCTAATATTATTCAGAAGTTTCCTGAATTACAGAATCCTATTACAGAGTACTTAGCCTCGGATGCGGATGATAGCGCTATTGAGGGGCGTTTAAAGAATGTGCTTGAAGGTCAGTTTGCTAACGCGGTTGTAGCTGGAGGATTTCTTCTAGTAGCTAAAGCATACAAACGTGTGCGTATGGGCAAACTCGTAGCTCGTGAAGTTGAATTAGTTGGAGATGCTTCTACCGAAGCCGCGGTATCTTCCACTAAAGCAGCCGAAGGTGCAGCTCCCGAAGCTGTTAAAGCAGCCGAAGGTGCAGCTCCCGAAGCTGTTAAAGCAGCCGAAGGTGCAGCTCCC